TAACATCAGGCACTACATCTTTAATTTTATAAGTTAATTTTTCCCAATAATGTTTACAAGTTCCACCTGTAAATGCTGCACTTAACAAGCCACCGCCCTTATATCGCCAAATAGAATACGGATTATTTGGGTTTGGATGTTTACCAAAACCGGGGTTTACTGTAACATCTCCCATGGCCTCAATATCTTCTCGTCTGTAAATTTTATTTGCGCTCATCATGTTTTTACAAAATTCTCTTTCGGGTGATGAATTACCTGCGTATCTGTAACGAAAAAGATAAAAATCAGTATCATAAATACTTCTTCGATATGGATTTGCAATTCCGGTTGTTGCAAATTTATAAGTTAGCTTTTCTTCTTCATCATAGTCAACAGGTTTGCAATCTATTAATTCGTAATTCTCTAAATCTTCATCCTCACCTAATTCAATAAGTTCAATACCTATTTTTTTTTTTTCTTCTGATAGTTTAGTTAATTTTCTTTGCGCCCATTCAACTCCGGCATCTCCACCCCAAGCTAACCACGCTAACCTACCGCACCCATCTCCTAACTCTTTTTTAGAGTTTTGTCTATGTCTTTCAAAAGATGCCATTCTTGAAATAGTATCTCTACTTATTGGCTCACGATTTGCTAATTGATTCGCACGAATTTTTCCTGTTGCTTCAAGGCAATCTCCCCATCCATTATTTTCAGCATATCTTAAAGCTATTTTTGCATTCTCTGTTGCTTCTTGTGGATAATCGGTATAACTTTCTAATTCAACCGATGAAAGTTTTACTTCAGTTTGAACTTCAACTTTTTTAGGTCGCAAATTCTCAAAGTACAACTGTAAAGTAATTTGATTTTGACCTAATACGTATTCAAATCCATCGGTTAAAGCGTTTTGCATTGGTGTAATAACATTCAACATTGTTTCGTCAAATGCTGTTGCAATTTCATCCGCATTACTGCTAAATCCTGTTCCGGATTGAATTCCTAAAATTGCACCGCTTACAACTTTGTGAGCTGTCAATAATTGCTTTCTGGCTTCTTCAGTTAAAAATTGATATTGTTGGTGTGCATCTGCTATGGTTATTGTTTCAATCGTAGTGGCATTGTCCTTATTTGAGTTAAACGATAATATAAACTTATTAGCGTTATTTGCTCCTGTCCATTTTTTAATAATGTTACGTTCAAATTGCGTTTTTACCTCATCATCAGTAACACCTTCATTTACATTTATGATATGTCCTGCGCTCAATCCATTCTTAATATGGTTTACACAATAGACAGAAATTTGCTCCTCTAATTCAGCATAATTTAAACCCGAATAATACGAAGGCCTTGCAAAATAGAAATCGTTTATTGAATATTCCTTAATTACAAATACTGTCTTTTTTTCCGTTGTGCCTTGAACAAATACCGGTATTTGAGTTGGCGGGTATTTTCTTGTATCACTCCAATCGTAAGAATACCAATAAGAATTAATAACTCCATTTTCGTCAACTTCATTTGGAACTACTTTGTTTTTTGGCAAGTGATTTATTTGTGCAATTTCATTTCCTGTTTTACCTAAAATTATCTCAAAACTACATTCATGAAATAAGGTATAATCTTTTACTAATTTACGAACGGTATCTTTTGTAAATAGTTTGTTGACTTTAGCCATTTGGATGGCTTGGTTAGCCATATAATTTGCAGTCAATCCTTGGCCATAAGTATATGAATAATAACTATCTAAAATTGCTGCGTTTGTTGGGGAATATTTATAACGATTAATTACATAATCATATCCTTCATTGTTTTTTCCGTTTAATACATAAGTTTTACCGCTTGGCTTTACCTCGTCAAAAATCTGCGTATCAAATGCGCTTAAACTTATTGTTCTTAAATCTCCCATTATTGATTGATTTTATAATTTTGTAAATCTGTTTGATCCGTTGCAAATGCTTTGCCTCGAAATAGTGTATTTTCATTATCGTAAACTTCAAATTCAAATGTACTTCCTTCGCTTACTGTTTTGTCAAATTCAAAAGTCAAATAACCATAACTATAAACAGTCGTTAAGTCATCAAAAGTTTCTTCTGTGGCTTTGCTTTCATCACGAATTTTTAAAGTAACTAAATTAGCATCATAACGAGGTATAATAGTTACAATTTGAGTTTCTTCAGATGGTCTAAATATTATCATACTAATATAACGAAAAAAAAACTTTTTGATACAAAAAAAAAGACAGCATAAATTAATACGCTGTCTTTTATATTTACTTTAAAAAAACTTAATCGTTTACATACTGGTTAGAAACTATACCAAGTAAAGAAGTAACAGCTCCACTTGATAATATTGGAGCAGTTTCAGGCTCTAATGCTTGAAGTGTCATTTTTAATCCGTAGAAATCACCTAAAGCACCACCCAATTCTCTTGTTCCTGTTGTTTTATCAACTCCATTTTTCAATCCAAGCGCATGGAATGTTCCATTGTTATCTTCTAAAAAGATTAACATTCTATCTCTTGAAAGTAATTTAGCTTGATTAACCAAAGGAGCAGTTAAACCTGTCAACATCAAACTTAATTGACTATCATAAAAAATAGTTCCATTATCTCTTGATGCTGTTTCAGTTTCAACATAAGTGTTGCCTGTATTTTTCAATTCAAATTTGAAAACTTCATCTAAAGATCCTAAACTTGTAAGTTCTGAATTAACTACCGTTGCACCAATATCTGAAAATTGAGCAAAAAAGGCATTAACTAAACCACCTGTAAAATTTTTGCATTCTAATAGTCTGCCGTTATCTATAAATTCACACGCTGCCATTATTATAATGTTTTAAATAAGGCGGTATTTTCAACCGCCTTGTTATTTATTAAAGTGTATACGTAGTGTATAACACAACCTCTGCACCTCTTACATATTGTACTCCGGCAGTATAAACCATTTTGTAACGAACTGTTCCGCTCAAATCAGTATCATCCATATCTTTGATACGCACTTCATTATGATCCGAAAGCAAACCTGTTCCAAAATATAAATTTTTCTTTTGGTAAACTACCATAGTTGAATCAGGTAAACCGTTTATGATTTCAAGTACATAATTTCCATAACGTAATTGGAAATCATCACCACCTAAACCATTTGAAATACCTGCGCTAACTAAAGCTTGTTGGTAAAACAAAGCTACATCGCTTGATATTGCAAAAACTAAATCAGTTTTTCTTCTCAAAGCTACAGGCACAGCGGCCATAGTAGCCTCGATTTTAGAAATTACATTTGATTTTGTGATAGCAACAGGTGATGCTACATCAATAACAGTTCCATCTCCTAAAAAAGCAGTGATAAATCCATCAAAATGTCCATCGTCTGCTGCATCTCCAATCCAAATATCTGAATCAGTAGCTTGTGCTGTATCAGCTAAAATTTCAACTAATAATGCAGCTTCTTCATCAACCGGCATATTGTCATTGTGAGCAGAGAACCCCATTGAAGCAGTATCCCATACATTTCTAAAATCTTCTTTACAAAGTTCAGCCTCGTTTTTGATTTTCTTTGGCTCTAAAATTACCTCGTCAAGAGTTACACTTCCCGCAGGAGTGAAACCACAAGAATAATCTGTTCTACCATTTCCGTAATCAATTTTACGGATTACTTGTTTTACAGGAATATTTGGTAAAATAGTTACCAAACCTCTCTGAATAGTGTCTGCTTCTTTAAAAGCTTTCCCTATAATTTCACCTGCCACCGTTCCTGCATAGGAACTGTTTACTGTTGTTGTTGTTGCCATTTGTTTTTAGTTTTTATTTTTTAATTCTGTTAATGATAAAGCTAATCTACCTTTTAAAGTTTTTGGTTTTTCTGTTGTAGCTTGTATTGGCGCTACTTTTGTTTTTGTTACTGCTGGAGTTTCTGAAAGTTCAACTTTTAAAGTTTCGTTTTCTTTAACTTGCTCTGATAATTTAGTTTCGATTGCTGAAAATCTTTGCTCTAAATTCTCATTGAATTTGATAAGCATTGAACTAATAGCATTTTTTAAATCTGAAACCTCGTTTGTGTTTACTGATGCCGGAGCAGCCAATTCTTCAACCGGAGCTTCAACAACTACTTCTTCTTCTTTTGCTGAAATCTCTGCAATTATGCCAACTTCTGCAACTGAAATAGTAATACCATCGATAAGCATGTATTCTCCAATCGGAGCAGGTACATTTCCATCAGGAGTAGCAACTGAAATAGTGCCACCAATTTCCGGCATTTCAGTTTCTGTTACTAATGTTAAACTGCCATCTTCTGTTTTCCATTCGGCCAATTTAACTTGTTTGCCTAAAAGAGTTTTAAACTCGTTTAGCAAATCTTCTTTCATTTGATTAAAATTCATATTCTCTTTTTTTAATGTTACTTTTTCGTCAAACATACCTTCTATTGAAAATCCGCTTCCGTTATCTTTACATAACTGC